CCCTTGAGTAAGCCCATGAGATTGCTATAACTGTTAAACACGCGATTGCTAACCAGTATTGAAATTCTTCAATCATTATTGCTCCCGTGGGAGCCTTGTCGTTGCTCCCGAATAAAGAGTCTCATCGAGAGCCGACATTTTCAAGCCTTGCGCCTATGTCTCGGCGTGTCTATTTCTTGAGAATCTCTGCTAAGAGTAGATCTAAGCGAGCCTCTATTCGGTTCACTTGATCTTTGAGGCTTGCTCCACCATTAGGCGAGAACTCGCGAAGGATGGATTTAATCATGATTCGCATAGCGGAATAGACGGCGGAAATAATTGCAATAACGCAACCGATGAACGCCGCCCATTCCGTCGGAGACATTAGCCCTTGACTCCGAAACTTGCGTCCTTTGGATTCAGTGTTCGCAAGATAACGGGCAGAACCGCCGCCATTCCTGCCGTGAGAATTGCTTTCGGATTTGTCTCACCGATTGCGATGAGAGCGATTGCAGCCGCTAGGAAAGAGCGCGCCCACGACGCGGCTAGTGCTTTTGCTTCCTTCATTTCTTTATCCTGCCTATCTTTTTTTTAGGAGTTATCACGGTTTCGATAATGACCGGAAGATCACCATCGAATTCTGCGAAACGGCAACGACCGAAACCGACAACCGGTGACCCTGTACCGAGTGCGCGAGTCTTGATCATTACCATTCCGCCGTTACGTTGATCGCCTGTCCCAGACGTATTTCCTTCGATTGTAGTAATCGAATTTTGCGCAACTTTGACCACGATTCCGACGTGGGAAATTCTATCGACGCCATCGTGCGGAAAGTCCATGAATGCAAGATCGCCGGCTTTAGGGCTTTCGTGCCACTTGCCTAAATCCTTGAATGAATGCGCGCCAATCGCCGTTGAGATGACCGGCGGAATTTTGACTCCGGCTTCGCGAAAGACCCAATTACAGAATGAACCACACCACGGCAGACCATCGACATTAAATGCCTTGCCGTACTTTGTGAGGTTATCGCCTTCTTCAACGGTTCCGACTTCGCCGAGAGCAATTTCAATAACACGATGAAGAGTGCCGTTAGGAAATGCGCTTGTGTTCAACATTTGAACACTCCCATTCTGTTGTTTCTTTGTCGAGAATTGCTTCTTCGTGACATTTTTCCGCTATGAATGCGTCAAGATCTTCGCGGTACGCCATTCCTTTTCCTGCATATCGCTTTCGGATCTTTCCATTATATGAAGTGCGGACACATTTTTGTTTTCTGTAATTTGCGTACCAAGTTTGCGGATCTAAACCGTCAATTATTTCCGTCTCGTCTTTTCCTGTAATGACTTCGGTGACGATATTATTTTTATCAAGGAATGCGTAATGAGCCATTAGACAGTCACCGTTCCTGTTCCTGCTGTAAATGAATAAATTTTGTATCCACCTGTGGTTGTCTTTGTGTAAGTCAATCCACCGCCAATACTTGTTAAATCAAGTTTAGTATCTGCATATCGTAAAATTACAATACCTGAACCACCTGAACCACCTGCAGCAGTACCTGATGTGCTTGTTCCGCCACCACCACCGCCTGTATTCACAGTCCCAGCCACGCCGATGCTATCTGCGCCACCTCGACCACCACCACCGGAACCACCTGCGCCATAATTAGTTCCGCCGCTTCCTATTGCGCCACCACCACCGCCTGCATAAGTTACCGCGCTTCCAGAATATGAATTAGATGTACCTGTTCCACCTGCTCCACCTGCTCCACTAACGCCCGTAGTACCGGCAGAAGTTGCGCCGCCGCCGCCACCTGCGCCGTCTAAATTGCTTCCAGTAGTATTAAAGCCCGCTCCGCCGTTTGTACCTTGCGCCGGTGAAGTTGATGGAGAGTTACCGGTTCCACCGTTTGCGGTTAGGTTGTAGTTTCCACCACCACCAGAACCACCAGACCCATAAGCAGAATCAGTTCCACCACCTGCACCACCGCCAGTAGATGTAATACTGCTAAATACAGAATCGTTTCCTTTCATAGCAGCCACCGACGGATTCGAAGTTGAACCAGTACCACCGGCACCGACGGTTACAGTAAATGAAGCACCGATTGAAAATGACGCGGCAGTACGGAAACCACCTGCACCACCGCCACCGCCGCAACCGTTACCGTAGGCACCTGCTCCGCCTCCAGCGACGACTAAATAATCGACGGCAGTAGGAGCGACGGCAACCTTTTTAGAAGAGGCAATTATTCCGAGAATTGGGCTCATTAGGAAACGTCACCGATGACGGTAAATACGTTTGAAGCCGTGCATATAATCGTTGCGGCAGAATAACGAGCGCGAAGAATTGGAGCGATTGCACTTGCACCGGTTGAAGTTATAGTCACGGATCCGCCCGAAATAGTTGTAAGTCCGACTCCGATAGATTGAATGTTTATCTGCTCACCTGCGGCGAATATGTTCGCCGGAATGGTCACAACCACGGCGGAAGCGTTTGACGATGTAACTAATTTTCCAGAGTCGGCGGCGACGAGTGTGTAAGTCGTGCCGGTTTGTGCGTTGAATGCAAGATTTACTTTCGGAGCCGTAAGAGTTTTATTCGTAAGAGTTTGAGCGGTTGTGAGATCTGCGGTAACTGCGGTATCTATTGAAACCGTAACGGCTCCAGATGTTCCACCGCCTGAGATTCCCGTTCCTGCGGTGACTGCGGTTATATCGCCGACGTCATTAGAAATCCAAGTGAACGCCATATTAGTGCCGGAAGTCTTTGAAAGAATTTGTCCAGTCGTCCCTCCGAGAAGATACTGCATAGACGTATCCACTCCTTGACCGAATACATTAAAGTCCGCCGGTAGATCGGTAACGAGATCCGTCGCCGCCGGCATGACCCAGCCGAAATTGGTTGTTGGATTAGCCATTTATTTATCTCCTTTTCTAAGCGACAATCGTCGCATTTTCCCAGTCCAGAGTCGGCGACACGCTCGACCATGTTTCAACGATTGGAACGTCATTCCATCTCATCGCCTGTAGTGAGAACGCAAGCGGTGATAGTAGAAGAGTTATAGCAAGTTCGTTGTAAGAGGCTGAGAATCTCCAGCCTTCAATGAAACCTTGAAACGATCCCGAGGACATATTAAGCGGAAGATTCGTAAGGTTAATCGGTTGTCCCATGAATGCGTTAATGAGTGAGTCTCGGTCGCCGTTATCTAGTTCCGGATTAGTGAGAGCAAAAGTTATAGATTCGAATATCGGTTGCGGATAAGCGCGAAGAGATAGATAAAAGGCGGCTTGTGATGTTGCGTCTGCCGAATGCTTAATCGTCGTCGTAATAATTTGAGCAAGATCACCGTAAAGTCCTATTGAGGTTTGATCCGTATCGCTGACTTCACTAGCCGAAAGAGTGCCGTATTTAATTGTCAAGTCGTTTCGAATATCTCCGGCGCGTGTCTGGATCTTGATTCCTTGACCGAGTGCCTGATTGGCGTCAAGATCCGTGTATCCGTAAATGCTGAGATAAGTTGTTCTATGAGTTGAGTCGGCGTAGGAAATAAGTCCTTGAGCGTCCTCGTATAGATAACCGAGTCCAGAAGTTGCAAGTGCTGCAACGAGAGAATAAACGTCGGTGCGATTTGAAGCGCGTTGCGCTAATTCATAATTTCCCGGAGTGTCAATTTCTCCAAGTCCAGTATTCTCGGCATTTGCCCATGTAACGGTCGGATCATAAGTCGCCCACGTTAGAGCCGCCGGAACTTGTTGCCATTGAGCGAATAAGACTTGACGAAGAATTGTGTCTATCTGATTGCCGTCAAAATCTTGAGTTAGAACTCCGTTAGTAAGTGCCTTTTGAAGCCTTGCTAAGGCTCCCAGAGCCGTGATTGTGATTGTCTGTGCTATTCCCACGGAGCCGACTTGAGACACCGTTACACCGACGTCCACAATAGATCCACCGAATATCGGGACATAAGTTGCGGAAGTGTCTTTGACCGAGATTGCCAGCGTGTCATTAATTGTCGGAACTATTGCCGACCCGTCTAGGTTGATTAGATTTATCGTCGCATATCCGGCTTGCGCTTGCGTATAGATGTTCGAGCGTCCAGAAGTAATTGAAAGATTCGCAAGAGTGACCGTCGTATAACTGACGCCATTTATCTCTATTTTCCAGATTGGACTCCATTGTGTCACGAGATACCGACAAACTGAGAGGCTCCGCCCGTGCCTCTGTAATAAGAATTATTCATTACGTCGGCAATTTGACGCGCGGTTCCTTCGGCGTCGATTGCACCGTTGACCGTGATGTTATTGACGATTGAGGATTGCCGTTGAAACTGTCCTGCCTCCATGAGTGCTATTGAAGAAGATTTTCCGAATGAGGGAACGTAATTAGCAGAAGGATTAAAGAACTGCGCCGCACCTGCGGCGGCACTTGATACGCCAGAGCCTCCGGAAGTTGAGCCGCCTCCACTCAAGTCCGGAACCGAGATAGTAGGAACCGAAGCACTTCCTCCCATGTCTGGAACGGAAACGGTGGGAACGCTGATATTTGGTGCGCTGACTTTTGAAACGTTAGGCAAGAATGGCACGGAGTTATAGATCCCGATTAGTGCGTTAATTCCTTGGACGGCTCCTTGAATAAGGAAATTAAGCCCTTTAATAACTGCGGCAACGACGTCGATAACTCCGCCGGCTATTTTTCCTACTACCTCGAATGCACCGCCCAGAACCTTGACCAGAACTGGCGCAACGTAATCGACAACAAATTGTCCGAATGCTTTAAACGTTTCCTTATTATCGTTTATTGCTTGAGTTATCGGCTTGAAATAATCGGCGAACTTACCAAGTGCCGGAATAACTTTCTCGATTACGAATTGAACTAAATCCTGAATAATTGGAAGGAGTTTCGCTCCGACTGATTCCTTCGCTTCGTCGAATGTAACTTTGAGGATTTCCATTCGTCCGGCGAACGTCTTTGCATTAGCGGCAGAAGCCCCACCGAATAGATCCGAAAGTTTTGTCTGTGTTTCCGTGAAACTCATCGCCTTAAGTTCGGCGGCTGAAAGTCCTACGCCTAATTTACCGAGTGCGGTGTTATTGCCGTCGTATGCTTTGCCAAGAGCGTTAGCAACGCCTTCCAAGTCTTTTCCTGTTGCTTGAGATATATCAAGTGCAAGAGTAAGAAGATCTTGAGCCTTCTTCGCGTCATTTGTTGAGAGTGCCAAGCGAGATAGAGCCGGACGCAATTTTTCGTCCGAGACTCCCGAAGCGAGAGACATTTTTAATATGTTTTCTTCAATTGCCTTTATCTGGTCATTCGTTGCGCCAGTTGCATTCTTGAGAGAATTAGCAAGGCGTACTTGTGCGGCTTCATCTTCTATCGCCGCTTTGACGCCTTCGATTGCTAACTTGCCGGCATAGATTGCGGCAGCCGCTCCGGCGGCTGCGAATGCTAGTCCGGCTTTCTTTCCAAAGTCCGAAACCTTGTCGCCGAAAGATTGCACATCATCGGATCCGGCGTTGAGATTCTTTTTTAGATTATCAACGTCGGCAAGGATTGAGAGTTTTAACGTGCGTGAGCCTGTTGCCATTACCACTCCTTCAAGATTCTATCGAACGCATTCTCCCATTGAGTAATGATTTCCGGTTGTATCTCGCGAAGTGTCGGATAAATAAACCAGCCTTTAGATCCTCGACCTTCGCGCCCTGACCAGATAGGAAATTGCTTATATTTATTAGATCCGAATTCGTTTCCGCCCCATAATTGCTGAGTCGTTGCACCGCCGGAGAATTTTTGAGAAGCGAAACCGAAAGAGAGTTC